TTATTTTACGCGGATTTTCTGCCCGGCGTAGATTTTGTTTGGGTTGCTGATTCCGCTAAGTTGTGCGATCTTCTGGTATGTAGTGCCATACTTCGCCGCGATTCCTGATAAGGTGTCGCCACTCTTTACCGTGTAGTACACCGCGCCAGATCCGCTTCCCGTGCTTTGCCCGTTAATGATCTTCTGTACGGCGTCGTATTTGCCGCCTAATACGGCTTTTCTCACGTCGCCATTTCCGTATCTACCCGCCTTCGTTTCGGCTGCCAGTGTTGCCGCTGACGCTTCCTGAATGTGGTTGATCTCGCTTTGTACTTCATTGTAACGTGAACCCAACACCGCTTTTCTTGCGTCGCCGTTTCCATACTTCCCAGTCATTACGCCGTAAACCAGATCAAGGACTGATCCGTTCGGTGCGTCTGCTTTCGGTGTCTGGATCGCCTGCGTACCTTTTGCGTAGGCTTTCCATGCTGTCGCGTCCATGTATGCGATATTCATATCCAGATTTCCGTTGTAACCGGATAAACGGCCGGCGGAAGAATACTGGAAGATCGCGGGCGTTCCCCATGCTCCGAAGCCCTTTGCGTCCGTCCATGGGTTCGCCTGATAGCCTGTCGCGTTATTGTTCGCGTACTGTGCAACCCATAAACCATATTCGGCAGCTACCGCCGCCCAGTCATGCTGACGGCATACGCTTTTCGACATATAGATCAACGGCTTTACGCCTGTAAGATCTCTTACTTTGTCAAGAAACGGCTTTGCGATTGCCGGCCCCTGAGAAAACTTCGCGTTCTGCTCTCCTTCCCAGTCAAGAACCAGAATAGCGTCGCCGATATACCCTTTAATGTTGTTTACGAAATGTTCTGCTTCTTTAGCCGGATCGCCGCCGGAAAAATAATGATATACGCCCAGTAACCGGCCGGCGGCTTTCGCCTGCTGATATGCCCGGTCGCAATCAGAATTTACATAGCTTGTACCCTGTGTTGCTTTGATGATTACGAAATCGGCGGGAACTTTTGAAAGGTCAATGCCTTTCTGCCACCCGCTGACGTCAATTCCATTCATACTCATATTATTTTCGTCCTTTCTGCTCATACACGCGTGTTTCTTTCATCATGGCGTCCGCTTTCAGTGCGCGAACTGTGAAGCTGTTGTTCTTCCACCATGCCACCAGTGCGGCCGCTGTGGAAAATCCGAACGATACAACCTGCGTCACGGTTTCGTCACTGATCGGTAACGGGCTTTTCCCGAAAATTGCAAGTCCGCTGTTAATCATGGTTAAAACCAGAATTGCGGTTCTTGCGATCGTTCCTTTAGTTACTTTCATGTGTGTTTCTCCTTTCTCCATGCTCTATATTTTGCAATCTTGCTTCATGGTCGTTTAGTCTTTTGTCCTGTTCGTCGTTATGCTCCCAGATTCTCCTATGGCTCTCTGTGTTTTTATTCTGCATGGCTGCGAACTGTCCGTCTAAATTCTTGCAAGTGACGGTTAATTCTGTGATCGCTTTTGTCAGTGTTACGATCGGGCGTACAAGCGCGATAATTCCGCCGCCTAACGTGATTAGCATAACTATAACGCTCCATTCATTCATTTTTTCACTCCTTCCACCCGCCTTTCTGTTATGATTCTATTTCTTTTATTCGGTCATTTCTGACCTGTTTTGTTTTTCCTCTGTTCCGGTCAATTTTTTATATTCTTCGTCGGTCAGTTTCCCGCGCGCCTTTGCCTGATTGACCATTTTTAACCACTGTTCATATTCAAATTTCGTTTTCATTTTCAAGAGAATGTTATACATACGTCCCGCCCCTTTCTTATTCTGGAATATATACGTCTGTCATTTCTGCCAAATATTGCAGCAATAACGCTTGTGATTCCACTTTTTCTTCCAGTTCTGCGATTTTTTCTTCCGGCTTCTTTTCTTTTTCCGGTTCGTATGTGGCGTACTGATCCGGGTTTTTCTTTACGTCGTCCAGATCCACCACGCCTGTTTCTGCTGTGATCTCCGTATAGTCGTATTCGTAGAACGTCTGTGGCTCGTCCTGTCCTTCCGGTGTTTCCTTTACTGTCTTACCGTTCAGGCATAAGAAAATATAATCTTTTCCGTTAAGCTGCTTCACGGTAACTTTGTTTTGCCTTTTGTCGAATCTTGCTTTCATGCGAAACTACTCCTTTACATACTTTTATTGTTTGTGCTGTCTGATACTTCTTTTTGATCTTCTGACTGTTTGTGTGATCTAAAATTCCTTTATACGACGCGCACTTTCTAGCAAGCCATAGCGGGATCTTTTTCTTTTGCTTTATGAGTGCCTGCGCTTTCTTATATGCCCGGCGCACGCGCAAGAATACGCGCTGTCTAATCGTGATATGGTGTCTGTATATTCTTACGCCCATAATGTCGATGAAATGTCCGTCGTCCTTTCGTTTCATTACGGTTGTAAATACGATCCAGTTGTCTTTTATTTTCAGTCCCAGTTCTTCCGCCTTTTGCGTGATTAGCTTCATAGCTTTGTGAATGTCTTTCGCATTTGTGCCAAGAATCAAGATATCATCCATATAGAAAAGTTGATGCAATACCAGTTTTATTCGTTCCATGATTCCGTTTCTTTTCTTCCTGATCCTGTACATTCTTTCGGCTATTTCGTGGTATATCTGCGATAAAAATACGTTGCAAAGGTACTGACTTAAATACGATCCAATGCTTAATCCTGTTTCGAATGTTCCGATCAGAAGCGCGATCAGGTTTAATAACGGTTCGTTTTTAATATATTTTCTTAAAAACTCCATGACCTTTTCCCGATCGATCGACGGATAGCATTTCTTTATATCGCATTGCCCGGCGTATCTGATATTCTTATTTCGCAACCATTTCTTGATCGCTTTGATCCCGTATGACTGTCCTTTGTGTTTCAGTGCCGCGCATTGATATTCGCCGATTCTTTTCAGAAAATCTTTCATTGCTTCCACGGCGATATAATCGTAAATCTGTTGTTTGATATTTTGAATCCCGATCCGGCGCACCTTCTGACTGGAAGCGTCGATCTTTTCTTTGTACCATATCGGCTTGAATTTTATTTTGTTCTGGATCAGTTCTTCGCGTATGCCGTCCACTGCTGTTTCAGCGAACGGTCGTAACGCTTTGATTCCGAATTCTTCAAACGCTCCCTTGATAAAATCTTTTGGAAGCCCGGAATATTCCGAAAACATTTCCAGAACGTCATTTCTTTTATATTTATTTCTTAAACATTTATGCACCGCCTTTTGAATCAATTTTCTATCTGTTATATCTACATTCTTACAATATCGTTTCATTCGATTGTCTTTATAAGGGCTTTCGGTTTTTACTACTAACCCCGACGACCGGGCGAACCCCGGCCGTCCTTACTCCTTCATCTCTAAAGTTTTGGTAGGTCTATAAAAAGTATTTCGGGCAACCGCCCAAGAGCCATTTAGGCTACACCCTTTACGGGTGCGAAATACGACGCAAAGTATTTTTGTGAAATAAAATGAAATAAACAATTTCAGCCAAGGTAGTTCCAGTTCGTCCTGTCAAGCCTGTTCCTGCAATTCACGTAAACGGGGCCGCCATTCGCGCCATTCCTGAGATTACCGCGTGCGTCGTAAGTCCTTCTATACCGTCCGGTCGTATTAAGGGCGATCCCCTCTTCCCTAAAGGGAATTCACCCCCGACGACCTACTGTATCAATCGCAGCCAAGGAAGTACCAGTTCGTCCAGTCAAGCCAGGACCAGCAATTCACGAAAACGGGGCCGCCATACGCGCCATCCCCGAGACAACCGCGTCCAAGGTCTTCTCTTGTTCCTGATGTGTTCTTTCCGCCTGCATAGCAACGATCGCCCCAACCTTGCCGATCACTGCTGCCGACTGCCTTCACAAACCATGCGCAAGTTTCCGTATCTACTCCGATATCTCCGATCCAGAAATCCGCGCCGTCGTTTGCCGGAATGTTGCCAATCAGTTTATATGTGCTTTTGATTGTTGCTTCGTCTGCGACGTGTTTTGTCCCCCGTCGGGCGATATATACGTCTTTGCTATAATCTTCTTTGAATACCATCACGGAATCTGCATATACGATATATCCGCCGACCGCATCTTCGATACCCATAACTCTATACGGGTGTTTGCCGTCTGTGTTCGACGTCAACGATCCGTCGTGTTTTCCGATAACCCGATCTGTTGATCCGCTCCACCAGTGCATAGAAGACATTGTGATCGGTGCGTTTACTGTGTCGCTGATCGCGACCGGTGTTGTCGTGAACCCTTCTTTCACGTCCAGATATACCGCTTTGTTGTTTTCGTCCAAATCTTCGATTCTCAATACCTTTACATCGTCCGCGTATTTGTGAATCGTACCGACGCCGCGATCGTTATTTACGTTTGATCCGCTTACCGAACCATAGCCGACCGATACATACGCGCCGACGATAATATTTGCCGCCTGTGCATTTGTTACCGGAAAATAGGTTTCTTTCGTGTCTCTCTGTACTGCTGCCGCATACTGGAAGTTATAGTTTGTCGTTCCCTGAAAAATAGTCTGTTCGTTCTTTGTTGCGTACTTGATAACCTGATACAGGATTCTATATAGGTTTCTTTCTTTTCCGCCGCCCCAGTAGCCTTTTCCTTTCTTCTGGTAGTTTGTAATCATGTTGTTGTAGCACTGATTTCTTTCCGGTTTGGAATTTTTAAAGGATCGCAAAAGTCCGTCTGTTCCGATTCCGCTTACATATTTACTATGTACGACATACGGGGCGAAGTTTCCGTCTTCTTTCTTTGCGGTTTCCCAACCTACAAGCCCGTATTCATCGTTCGGCGTATCTGACAACGTCCAGATCTGCTTCCCGTCTTTTTCTTCCACGTTCCAGTATGGCGTCATGGCAATTACGCCGACATCTACCGAACCGTCATTCTTGAAGCCATTTCCCCAACCTTCAACCGCCGTCGGGACCTTCCGGCCGTATTCGTTCGTTACGTAGTTGCAGTTAAACCATGTAAAGATCCCGATACCTTCGTAGTCGTCCTGCCCTTCTACCGTATCGGTTGACGGTTCGCATACTTTCCCGGCATTTGCAAGCGTTTTCGTTCCGTCCGACGTCGGATTTGTTACTGACAAATATAATTCTGTCTGATATATCTTTCCATTCCTCATAGAGCCGAAAAAGGCTTCCAGAATCTTTTCGTCAATAATTCCGCTTACGTTGTCCGCTACCGTCTGCGCCGCTTCTGTCGCCGCTTTTGCTGCCGTTGTCTGCTCTGTTGCTTTCTGTGCTGCGCTGTTTGCTGCGCCTGCTGCCGATGTGGCTTTTTCGGCTGCGCTGTTGGCCGCTCTTGCTGCGCCGTTTGCGCTGTTGGCCGCCTGATTTGCATTTGCGGCGGCAGTTTCCGCGATCTTTGCGTTTGCCGCCGCTGCCTGCGCTGCCTGATCCATATCGTTAAAAATTGTTCCCATAGAAAGAAATTCTTTGTCACTCACGAACCCGTCTGTCTTGTATACGGTTTCTACGATCTTCGTGTAGTAGGTTGCTGACTTCAATTCCTTTCCGCCTTTTAACAGAACAATTTCGCCTTTTCCGACGCCTGCAGCCGCTAACATCTGTTCCGTATATGTTACAAGAATTTCATTCCCTGACAGGGTGCAGTCATTCAATACCGGGTTTCCGTCCGGCTTATAGTATTTAATCCGCGCGGTGCAACCCGTCGGGATTTCATACGGTTGTTTGTTTTGTAATAATGAGACGGCCAGAATTCGTGAACCCTTGTCGCCCTGTTTCATCACGACATATTCAAATGGGCTTTTCCCGTCAAGTTCGATCGTGATCTTTTGTGTGATTGTGATATCTGCCATTAGTTTTCCCCTTTCTCTAGCATTGCCAACGCTTCCGCGTATGGGTTGGTCATTGTTCCTGTTTCTTCCAATGTCGGACGGTCTTCAAGAAAACCGTTTTCCGGTGTGGCAATTATTGTTTGCCCGTCGTCATCTTCGATCCTGACAATGTTACAACCGTTTTTTAATGCCGTGTCAAGTTGCGCGTCTTTCGTCAGGAAGATTGCGTCGCCGTTTATTTCCGCTGCGTAGCCTTTCACTATTTCTTCGCCCCCTCTCCCTCACTTAATTCTTTCAGAAGTTCTTCCGGTGTTCCGGTGCGCGCTTCTGTCTGTGTTTCTTTCTGCATCGTGCGGATTCTCAAATTTTCATATGCTTCTTCTTTGAATTTTGCCGCTACCGCGTCCATGACGACCGTTTGAAGTGATAGTGGCGTTTCCGCCGCTTCCAATTCTCTTTTTGCCTTTTCGTAGATAATTCCTTCTAAAATCTGTAATGTTTCTCCCAGTTCCATTTTTTCTCCTTTACAGTGACGAAACCATAAGTCCATTCTCAAAACTAACAGTTGAATTCCACCATGTGATCGTCCCATCGCCGTTGTCCCGAATTTTGCTTATATATTCGAATTTGCCTGTTGCTCCGATATATGCAAGTGTGCCGGTGTTGCTTGTTTTTCTTGTCGCTAACTGATTGACTGAAATTCTCATGCATCCGCCTTGTACTTGTAGGCCGTTGTATCTTGCCCCGGTGTCTACGTCCGTGGCACTTGCTGAATAGTCAATATATCCGTATTGCGTCGATCCATAACCACCAGTCAGTCTTCCGCTTCCTGCAAGTTCTACCCAGTACCCGGAATCATACCCACATTTCATAGATCCTTTTAATTCTGCTGACGTACATTTTAAAATGCCGGATTCACTCATAGAAGAATAGGCCGCCGACCATGCAATCTTCGACGCTTTCAATCTGATAGAATCCGCCTTTTGTTCGATCAGGGATTCCGCCTGCGCCGATGTTACCCGGAGTTCGATCTTGTCTGCTTCTACTTTGATCGCCGCCCTTGCGTACTCTGCGACTGCTGCCGCCGCGACTGCTGCCACGTCCACGCCCGCTGCTTCGATTGTCTCTTTCAAATCCGCCAGTGCTGCGTTATATGCATCGAATTTCGTATTGACGTTTGCTTTCTCTGTCGCCGTGATCTTTTTGTCTGAAATTGCGTTGTTGATTGCGGTTATCAACGCTTTGTATGCGTTCGTGTAGGCGTTTTTCTTGCTTATAAGTGTTGACCGTGTGGCCGTCCGCTTTTTGTAATGCCACAACTTACGCATATTATTTTCGTATGGGTGCGACGTCTGGATCATTGACACGGTGGCAGCTTCGATCACTTCGTAAGTCGGAAGTGTACTTTCCGTTCCGGTTGTATCTGCAGCCGTTGATACCTGTTTGATCTCGTCGACTGAAAATCCGTAGTATTTATTACCCGAACTATCCGAATACCATTGAATATAAATATCTGTCGACGGCACGATATACGTTTTCCCGGCAATATCCGCGCCGCTTACTTTGTCTAGTGCCTTATAGATCTTCCCGTCCTTCTGGTAGAATAAATATAGATAATCGTATTTTGTGCCGCTTGATGATATTTCCGTCTTGCAATCTGCATTGAATTTAATTGAAAAATTACTTCCTGTTGTTGTTGACTGTCTCGAAGCTGAATCCAGAACCGCGTTGTATTGCTTTTGGATTGAAGCATTGTCTTTTTCCAGTTCTTTGATATATCTTTCGATCGTCTGTGCTTCTGTTTCCGTGATTATGCCGTCCCGGAATGCTCCTTCGACATTTTCTTTGAAATCTTCCGCGTCCTGCTTTGCCAGTTCCAGATCGTCCGATATGGTCTTTTCTGCCGCCTGCGCTCTTTCCACTTCCGCCGTGATTGATTCGCCTGTTACTTCGAATCGCGACTTCATTTCCGATAACAGTTTCGCGTCGCCGTCATCTGTGTACTTTTTTACGCTCTGTTTGTACTCTACCGACAGGGATTCCGCGTTAATGGTCCCGGCTTCGATCAGTGCGCCGTTTAGTTTTCCAACTGCGATAAAATCCGCTACAATCTGACCTTCTGCCGTGATCGCTGTTTCATACGGTCCGCCGATTCCGTTACTTGAATGTCCCAGTCCTGCCAGATTCCACCGCCAGACGTTTTTCGCCGTTGCTGTTGAATCTGTATCCATGATATAGATTTCCTGCGGATTCTCTGCCGGGTATAAAAGTACATGGCCGCCGGAATTTCCGGTAATCGCCGCTGTCACGTCCTTTATAGTCTGTTCGATACGCTTCTGTATAATTTCCGCACGGGTGGCGGATTTTACGATCTGTTCTTTCTGTTCCTTCTGTGCTGCCGTGATCGCTTTTGTCAGGTTTGTTTTTGGCTCTCCGATCTCTACACTGTCGAATCGCTCTTTGATGCTGTCGTATGAGTATTTAATGATCTTTGCTTTGACTTCGATTCCCAGTTTTTCGATCATGACCGTTACAGTGTCACAAATTCCGATCGTTTCAAGTGCCTGTATATTTTCATAGTCCTTTGTCTTTTTCAGATTTTGGAATGTTGCTTTGATCGATATTTTCGGTTCGTCGATTCCGCTTTCTGTATAGGCTTTTGCAACCTTGCGAAGCATTTCTTCCGATACGATCACGCCGTCTTCGAATTCGTCTGAAAAATCCATCGGCGCACACTTTAGGCGGGCGTATTTGCCCGCGTTTGGTGTGTTGATAAACTTTTCAGGAAGGGAGACGAAAACCGGATCTGGTTCTTCCGTTGCTCCTTCTTCCTTTTTCGGTGTGTAATAACAATACGGGAATATCGCCGTTATCACGTCGCCGATGTTTCTTTCCTGTTCTGCTGAAATCAGGTTCTTTCCGTACCGGATCGTCGCCCCGGTATCTGATCCGCGGGACTTATGCAGCTTCACGGTAAAGTTATCGAATTGATATTCCCCGCCCCAGACGTCAATGATTGATCCTTCTGTCCCGCCCAGAATATTTCGGACGCTTAACACGTCGTCTATCTGTGTGCTGTTTCTGGTTGTGATATCCGACCACGCCGTATAGTTATTTTCGATCACAGCTTCTTCTAATAGCTGCGTGATTGCTTCCTGTGCGTTTTTGCCGGATATCTTCGGACGGCATACCGGATTCATGTTCAGTTCATAACTGATATGTTCTGCGTAATAGGTATTTACGCCGCCGATCGGCTTTCCTGATTTATAGATCCTGAATAGCTGATCGCCGTCTTTGTCGTTTGGTTTTGCTTTGATTACTGCATCTTCTGTGATGTATTTCGCCAGTCGCCCTTCCTGTGGATATTGTAAAGTCAGTTCAAAAGATCCGTTTCTTTCTTCCTCTACAATGCAAGATATCGCGTCCGTCAGAAGTCCGATTCCGTTTGAATCAAATTGTGTTTCAAGGGGATCATATAGAATCGGTATCACAGACAACACCAACGCGGCACAATGTCAATTTTCTTCACATTGCCCGCCCAACGTATTTTATTTTCGCCCGCTACCAGTTTCGGAAATAATGTCGTAGTCATTTTGTTATTTTGTAGCGTGTCCCCTTTGTACGCATTTAATAACGCGCTGTCTACTTCGATATAGTCTTCTATTTCCTTGAATGTATGGGCGCGATCGTTGATATACAACGTAACCGCACCCGTCGCATAGATTTTCATGTACGGATAAGCCGTAAAGCCTTCTGTATTGAAAATGCTTGTCGTTTTTGTGAGTGTCAGTGTTCTTTCGCCGTCGTATGAATATTTATATGGGTGGCAAGTGAACTGGATTTCCAAGCTCCCCAGAAGTGCGGCGGCGATTTCTTCCACCGACATTTCTTCCGATACATGGGCCATTCTGTAGTAATTGCGTTCGTAACTGTCGTCAAGCCGTGCATATTGCACGGTCTGGTACAACCACGCATACACATTCCGGGCGACCATTTCAAGATCCTGATATTCTTCCGGCATAACATAACATTTATACACCTTCTGAAAATCTTCGTATTCTTCATTATCGATCGGATCTGTTTTATTATTCAGAATCACGTCGCCACGTCCCGGAATGTTTACTTTTTCAATAACGGGTTTGGGACGGCCGTATATGTTCTCTTTTTCGTATACTGCCAGTCCCATATCAAGAGAATTCCGCCCGTTATATGTAAAGCTGTTGATATCGTCGTAAAATTCATTAAGCATATACTTTATCGTCCCTTTCCTTTAATTCCTGCGCCATTTCCATAACTTCTTCCGTCAGTTCGCGCACGTCCTGTTTTCTGTTGTTATAGAAATTTTCTATATTCATGCTGATTTCTTGTTTCAGAGTTCCTTTCTGTCCGCCGAAGTTTCTTTCAAGTGCCGTGTTCTTTGCTGTTCCTGAAAGTGGTGTAACGATTGTTTTACCGTTTACCATTTCGACGATCTCCGGTCCCGCTTCCGCTACAATCGCGCGGCCGTTTGTTAAGATACCGCCCTTCGCCAGTCGTGGCAGACTTAAATATCCGACATTTCCAACCGATACGCCCGGAAGACGGTTAATCAAGTTAATTGCTCCATTGATAATTCTGATCGCGGAATTGACCGTGTTTTGAATCATAGATATTACGCCATTGATCCCGGATTTTACCGCGCCGCCGATCGCGTTCGCGATAGACGTTCCCAGATTTGAAAATGTGTTTCGGATAATGCCCCACAAGCCAGAAAAGAATGATCCCCAGTTTGAAAAGACATTTTGAACCGCGTTCCATGCTGACTGAAAGATTGATCCGAACCAACTTCCGACAGATCCGAAAATATTCTGAATCCCTGACCATACCTGACCGAACCAGCCAGTCACGGCCGACCAGATACCTTTGATCGCTTCCCATGCGCCCGAAAAGTCGCCGGAAAGTACGGACTGTACAACCGAAAAAATTCCCTGTATCACAGACCAGATCATTTGAAAATACCCGGTCGCCACGTCCCAGATGGTTGTAATTGTTGTCCATGCAACTTGAAAAAATCCGCCTAAAACTGTAGCAACTACCGAAAATACGGCTTGTATATTCGACCAGATTGTTTGAAAATACAGAACAACTACGTCCCAGACGCCTTTTATAATGATCCATGCGGATTCGAAAAATCCGCCGATTATCTGCCCGACGACCGAAAAAACGGTCTGGATTCCGATCCACACATTCTGAAAATATGTAGTTGCAATGTCCCAGATCGAAGTTATTAAAAACCAAGCGATTCGAAACGGTGCTGTCAGGATTTCCGCAACTACTGAAAAAGCGGTTTTGATTCCTTCTTTTATCATTTCGAAATATGGTTGTGCGGCCGCCCACGCTTCCTGAATTTTGTTCCATGCATCTTTGAAAAATTGTACGATAGCTGACAAGATTCCCTTTACTGCTTCTCTGAATGCTTCGCAATTATTCCACAGTAAAACTAATGCTGTTACAACCCCGACTATCGCTGTTATGATCCACGCCGCCGGATTTGCTAAGATTGTTGAATTCAGTATTTTTTGAGCCAGTGTCGCTCCTTCGGTTGCCACCGTCCACGCCTTTATAGCTGCCACCATTCCTTGTATCATAGTAACGACATTCCACGTCAAAAGTGCTGCGCCAATTCCCGCTATTAGCGGCAGCAATACATTTGCATGACTTACAAAGAAATTTATAAATTCTGTTATATCTGTAAGCACTTCTTTTAAAATCTCTTTTGCTTGTGGTAAATTATCTTTTACCGTGTCGATTGTTTCTTTCGCAACCGGTCCCAGTTCTTCTCCCAATGGTTTTATCAATTCTGTTTGTATGGATCTTCCAAGTCCTTGAAATTCACTTGCCAGATCGTCATATCTCATTTCTTTGATTTTTTCCATTGTTCCGGCTGCATCTGACGCCGCGCCTTCCATGTTTCCCATCGCCAAGATCGCTTGACCGCCCGTGTCTTCCCACATTGTGCCGAACAACTCAACGCCGATCGTATTTTGTTCAAGCGGATCAGACACTTTTCCCAGTGCTTCGAAAGTGTCCTGCATTGCTTTTTTTGCCGCTTCGCCACCTTCTCCGAACGCTTTCTTTGTTGCGTCCACGTCCATTCCTAATTCTTTAAAAGCATTGTCCGCCGTTCCATCTTTTACCCTGATAGAAAATTCGTTTACTGCGTCGCCTAATTTGTCGATATCAAAAACGCCCGCTTCCGCTCCGTTTTTGAACATATTGAACATATCCGAAGCCGAAAGCCCCATTTGTGCGAATTTGGGGCCGTATTCATTTATCGAATCCAGTAGGTTATCGTTTTTGTTTAGCCCATTTTGCGCGCCTTGCGCTACAAGGTCGAAGGCTTCTTCTGAAGACAGCCCGAATTGTGTCATTAACTGATTTACTGCCCGCATGGATTCTCCGACGTCCATATCAAAGGTGTCCCGGAGTGTGAATGCGCTTTCCGTCATTTCTTGTAATTTCGACGGGTCCATTTCGCCTGTCTGCTGCACAATTACGCCCATAGCTTCGCCGACTTCCTGAATATCTTCGCCGTAATTGTTTTCATACACGGCCGCCATCGCTTTATCCAGTCCGTCTATTTTGTCTGCCGCTGCGCCTGTTGATGTTGCAAGCGTGTTTAATGCCTGATCGTATTCACTTTCAAACTTTAAACTATACGTTCCGGCTGCCACCATTGCCGCTCCGGCTGCTTTCATTCCCGTTTCTACTGCTTCGCCGGCCGCTTTCATTTTGTCTTTGAATTCGTCGGCGCGTTCCGATACTTTCTCGATATCTTCTTCTTTCTTTCCGACATCTTTCAGTGCTTGTGCGGTTTCTTTGGCTTCTTTTTCCGCCGCGTCTAAATCATTCGAAACCTTGATGATTTCTCTTTGTAATGCCCGGTATTGTTCTTCTGATACTTCGCCGCGCTCGAACTGCTTCTGAACCTGTTTTTCAGCTTCTTTCAGAATATCCAGTTTTTCAGAAGTTCCGGCGACCGCTTTTGATAGAAGCTCCTGTTTTTGCGCTAATAATTCCGTATTTTTCGGATCTAATTTCAGTAATTTGTTTACTTCCCTTAATTCCGTTTGTGTAGTTCTTACGGTTTTATTGGCCCCTTGCATGGCTTTATCTAACTTCGTAGTATCTCCGCCGATTTCGATTGTAATTCCGGCGATTTTGCTTCTTGCCATTTACTCTCCCCCTTTCTTTCCGAATTTTTCTCGTAACTGCTGCCGATCCGGCTTCGTCTGCGTCATTCTCCAACAGTTTTCAAGGTATTCCCGCCCTGATTCCGTCTGCGAATTAAAATAAATTACCGATTCCCGCGCCATGAACAAATAAACGTCAAGATCTAATTCTTCCACTTCCCAAAAATTAAGCCCCGTGTATTTCGCTACCATTTTTTCGGCGTTTGTTTTTGGTTTGTAATGAATTTCCTTTGCGTTCGGATCGTCATAGAACGGTATAATTAGTTTGGGTCTGCTTTTACTCCTTTTACAAAGTTCATAAATCCTTTTATAAATTCGCCCATTTCTTCTGTGTCGTAATTGTCAGTCATGTATTTCATTGTGATTTTTTCTTTATTCAGGTTGTTTGACAGCACTTCCGCGCATATTGCGCCCAGTGTGTCCATCGCATCTGCTACCGACATTTCTTCCAGATCCATTTCCTGTGCCGCCGTAATTTTTTCAAAAGTTTTTTTCATCGGCATTTTTACAACCAGTTCTCTACCGTCTTTTAATGTCGTTTTAAAAAAACTTCTCTGGATTTTATTGAAATCAAAGTTCATGTTCGCCATTGTCTTTTCTCCTTCTGAAAAAGGCGGCGTTTTTGTCTGTACGCCGCCTTGTGTTTGTTTTTATCTGTTTTATTCGTCCGCGACCGCTTTCTGTTCGGTTGTATCGCTTAAACTCTGCGTATCTTCCAGAACTTCTTCTTCGTAGTGAATCAATGTTCCTTCCTTGTCCTGTGGTAATGCCGTGAATTCTGCGTCTACGACAGTTTCTTTGTCGTTTGCGAACGCAAGGGAAAAACCGGCCTGATTGTTTCCGACAATCATTACCCAGATATCGCCGTCCACCGGATCTTCGTGGTGGAAACAAATTACATATTTTTTTCTGCCCTGATTGTTTCCTCCGCCGACCTTTACAATTCTTCTTTTCTTTTTGGTCGAAGTCTTTTCCTCATAGCTTACGCGGGCGGTATCACAAATCTTTTCAAGCGTATTTCCGCAAAACGTCATTAAGCCGCTTTTCATGGTGGCTTCTTCGTCTGTGATAACGGTTTTCTGGATCTTTCTTGTGTCGTCCTTTGCCGTGTAATAACTCGGCTTGTACTCAATGGTCGCGCCGCCCTGAATGTATGAGATCTGATTTTCGTCTGTACAAATCTCATCAACTGACGGCAGATTCCCGTCAAATAATTTCATATGGACGTTTCCAGATCCAAGAATAATTCTTTCTGTCTCTGCCATTTCTATTTCCTGCCTTTCTTCTGCGTGATATTGAACTCATACGCCGTCTGAACCATGTTTTCGGAAGTAATATCAGCTTGATATTTTTCGAAAGGCAAATCAAAAAGAACTTCTTTTTCAATCTGTCTTTCCAGTGATTCGTCTGGCGTTCTGTCTGTGTATAGTTCCAGTGATCCGTCAATTTCACGGATCGTGTTCTTTTTGTCGTTGCCCCTCTGGCTTTCGCTGACCAGGTAAACTATATACGGTGGATCAGGGACTGGCTTTTTCGCTGTCTTTTTCCATGCGTTCTTCGTGATCGGAAGCCCGATCGCCGTTGCTCTTGTGATGATTTCTTCAATCGTTGGCATTATCATTCCTCCGATAATTTCTTGTTAGCGTTGGATATTGCTAACTGCTCTACAAGGTCGTTGGCCGGCTTTATGTGTTCGTACGCTTTTACTCGTCCGCCGTTCCTGCTGGCATGTCCATTTTCCAGTAAGTGTGTTATCTGATAGCGATTTTTGTTCCTGATACTCCATTGCTCTAAGCCCGTTATGGCCGAATACTGCTTTCTTCGTAGCGTAGCTTCCCAACTTCTCGCGTATTTTCCAGTTCGTTGTGGGCTGCTTTCTTGCAGTATCCTTTCGCCTTGTATCGCTGTTTCTTTTATTGCAATGTTTAGTTTTTTTCTTAATTCTCCGCCGCCCCAATTTTCCAGTTGTTTTACGACCTCTTTGGGTAAATCTTCTGCTTCAATTTTTACAATCATGTATTGCCCGCCCTTTCTCCGGCGTACAGTTCGATTTTTCCGTCCGCTTTCGGACCATAGCTTCGGTATATCGTTAGACGGCGACCGTTGAATTCAACTTCCTGTTCGTCGTTGTATTCGTTGGCCCATACGTCGAACTTATGGCGGGCTTTCATGCCCTTTTGTCCTGCTGCCACAAATTCATCACGCCCGATCGGTTCAACGGTTGCGATCACGCCGTTTTTGACGTCTTCTTCTTTGGTTTCGCCCGGTTCAACCAGTGTGATATATGCGTCTATTTGTAGTCGCCCCCTTTGATTCTGGTTAAATGCATATCGTAGGCCGCTAACCATTTGTCGTGGTATGCGTCCATTCCGTAATATGCTTTGACATACGCAAGGACGGCCCCAATGATTAACGGATCTTCCGGGGCTTTCAGATACTTTTCTTCATTTACCCCGATTCTTTTCAGGTCTGCCAGTACGAAATCGACGTGGGTTTTCACGTCTTCGTCCAATGCATCATTTGAAAGTTTTCGGACGCGCAATTTTGCTGCGTCCACAAGTTCGTTGTAGGTCATTGTTTAGCCGTCCTTTCTGTTTCTTATTTTCCTGTTTCCGGTCGTTTCACGCGGATAAATCCGTTATATGCGGCAACCGCACCGCCCGCGAAAATGTCTGCTCTGTATGCGATCTGTCCCTGTTTGAATTTGTAATCGGTTGATTTTCTCGCGTCGATATCAGAAAAGATCGGCATTTCGTAGTTGCTAAGTGGTCCATACGCCATGCAATATTCTGCTGTTGAAGTCTGCGGGTCTGTCACAGCTTTACAAGCGGAATTGATAACATACGGTACGCCGTCGATTGTTCCGGTGTTTCCGTGGTTTACGATCGTGTAGAATTTGCGTCCCTGTTTATCTTTCAGTTTCGCAAATGCTTTCAGATCCTTTTTGTTCAGGATCAGAACGGCAACGTCTTCCACTTCCTCGTCTCCGCCGTAACCATAGATAATATCGTCCAGTGTTTCGTCTGTAATCGCCTTCATAGGAAGGTCTGTTTCTGGATCGATAACCTGATCGGCTGCTTTTGTCGGGTTGTGGAAAATGCCTTTGAATTTTCCGCTTGTACCGTCCCCGATCATGATCTGTCGATTCATGTACTTTCTGATCGCGCGTGTGACAGATCCTTCTACTACAGAATCGTAATCAGCGTTCGGAAGTTTAACCATTTCTTCTGGTTCTTCTGTGTATGCTGTGATCTTCTGTTTTTCCATGGTTACATAGCCGAATGTCGGTTCTGTTTCGCTATAGTCTGCGCTTTCGGCTGTGCTTCCTGCTCCGTCTCCGTAGCTTTTTACATATCCTCTCTGATATGTTTCGCCGCCATTTAACGGAATTGCTCTGACGCGATCCACCAGTGAGGAAACGTCGTTGAATGTCTCTTTTACGTCGCTCGCAGTGTGTTTTGGTGTGACTGCTTGTGTGACGGAAAGCGCGTTCTGTACAGATCCGAACGCCACTTTTGCGTTGAACTGTACTGTCTTTCCGTCTTTTAAGCTCTGCCCTCTTTCTTCGCGCTTTTTGTTCTTCACGTCGTCGCCTTTCTCTCCCGGTGTTCCTTCCCCGGCATTGTCGCCCGCCTGTGCTGCCAGTCCCGCGATATTTGCGCGGTTCTGAATGTCCTGTAAAATGCCGTTAATGTCTTCGGCTTCGGTTGTCAGGGCGTCCAGTGCTTCGCCTTCTGCTGTCTGTGCCTGTGTGCCGATCTCTTTCAATCTTGCTTTCAGGTCTTTCATGTTCATGTTCACAAGTTCTTCATGCTTCATATTCGCTTTATTCTCCTTTCGTCATTCCCTCGATACATAATCTTTTGATCTGGTTTCTTTTTTCGGCGTCTGCTGCCGCTTTCGCCTGTTCTTCCGGTGTAGGTCCCTTCGGTGTCTGCTCCGGGTGTTTCTGGTGTGATTTGAATTTTTCCGGCAACTTTCCTGCGTGGCTCAAATAGTCGCCGACTGCTGCCACATAATCGGCCGCGTCTGTCTGCGCGATATTGAAATACTTCGTCGCTTCCTTTCCGTCCAACCATGTTTCCGCGTCTACCAGTGTTTCCACCTGATCGATCGTGACGCCTTCCGCCAGATGATCTTCGTATACGTTCATGATTCCGGCCTGTATTTTATCCAGATCGTCCGCCATTTTTCGCATTTCGTCCGCGTTCCCGGAAATTGCGCCCCATGGCTTGTGAATCATCAAGAATGCATTCGACGGAATTTCCGGCGGCTCTGTTCCCGCAAATGCGATTACAGATGCAATCGAACCGGCCAAGCCGTCCACGTATACTTTCACTTTGTTTTTTTCTCCGTGGCGTTTAATCATGTTGTAGATCGCCATTCCTGCGAACACTGATCCGCCGCCGGAATTAACATATACATTCAAGTCTTTTCCTTCTGCCTGTGAAAGAAAATTCTTGATTGCATCCGGGTACTGATCTTCGTTCTGCCATGCTCCCCACCAGTCCGACACGATATCGCCGTAAAAGTAGAGATCCGCGGAAACGTCGGTCATGTTTTTGATTTCAAGCCCTTTTAATACGTCCGCCATTGTTTACCCCCTTTCAGTTTTGCTTGTACATAGATAGCGTTCATGAGCATTTCAAGCGGTACTTTCGCCGCCTGCTGCTGTCCGTCGCCTTCCGGCGGTCCATTGCCGCCGCTTCCGTCCTGCTGCCCCGTCTGGTACAGTGATTGATCGTCCGCTTTGACGTAGTTCAGTGATACCATTCTCACGTCGCCGTCTTCGATCGGCTCATAGTAGAGAAGTTCCCGGAATTCGTTGATTGTGATAATTCCTCGGTCATACAGAACCGATCCGATTGTTGATCGTGTCTGCAATGTCGCATACTGTAAACGATTTGAAGAAAATATGATCTTGTTTCCGAATCCTCTTTCCCTCTCCGTCAGTAGTTTGAATGTGAATTCAAGTGATAATTGAAGGGCGATCGGTTCGATCACACTTTCGTAAAATGCGTTCCACTCTGATTCTGAAAATTTTGACATCAAAATATTTTCATTCACGTTGTAATAGCGGTATACGTTATCGCGTAAAAACTGCGATTGCAACGTCGGAATAGTTGGGGCTTTCTGGTTGATTTCGTGAAATTCCATTGTATTATCCAGTCCGCCCAGTCCGCCTTCGTTGCTCGCGTCCATGTATGCTTCCTGAAATTCTTTTACTTTCTTTTTCAGTTCTTCGTCGTCCGCAAAGTTGTTGTATTTCAAATAACCTTTCAGGTTGGCGGAATTTTTAACCAGATTCCGCAATGCCTGTCCGGTTGCGTCCAGTAATTCCAGTGTGTTTTTCAATGCCGGATCTGGTTCAGATCCTAAAAAACGCTTTCTGTCGAATCTTGCTTTCAGGTGGATCACGGATTGATACGGGACCGTGTAGATCTTCCCGTCATAGTCCCACGTGAACCGGAATAACATTGTTCCGGTTTCTTCGTCTTCCCACACTCTGAACCCGCGTGTCGTGATTGGCACAATGCTTTTGACTTTGGAAAAATCGTCATTGTAAAAAATCACTGCGAATGCATTGGATTTTCTGACAAGTTGCGCCGCCATTTTGTACAGTGCGTCGTATACGGACAATTCCGGCGACCAACGCAAGGAAAGAAGTTTCGCCAGATAATCGTCGCGAATCATCATTCCACGCGAATCTGTGCGAATCAACTGCGGTGTCAGTTTTCCGACGTTCGTTGCGATACAGTTTGTTATTGATCCGATGATATCGCTTGCGTCCATATCCGCCGACGCGTTGTATTCGCCCCGGATTGTGAAAATCGGACTGAACTTCATTTTGCGGAATGTCGCAAAATCTTTTAATATTCCCGTTTCGTTCTACCCCCTTTCGGCTTTATTCACAGTTCAGTTTATCTTTTAAGTGCGTTCATTTCTGACCTGTTTTTAGACGTAAAAAAGAGAGGGGCGCGCCCTCTCTTATGCTGCATTCTGTAATTGTCTGCCGATTTCCTTGTGATATTTCATTTTTACGGCCAGTGCATCGAAGATCGATACTGCGCCGTCGATGTGCGCCCTCTTTTCGATCTTGACAGGCTTCATTCTGCTGTCGTCTGTTTGGATCTGGACGGCCACGTTTAACAGGTGGGATTTTAACAGGTTGTTTTCTCCAATCAAATACATTCCGTCTTTCAGATCCCCTTCGAAGGTGTTTAATATAGGCGTCAGGTTCGTTCCCTGATATACGTCGTCCATGTGGAAGCCTGCTTCTTTCATTTCTTCCACTAGATAACCCGCGCAATATCTGTCGTAACCGACTTTTAGTGGCCTGATCTTATATTCTTTTATCAGGCGCACGAACCACGCGAACACGTCTTTGTAATTTACCTGATGTTCTCCTGATATCGTGAGATAGCCCTGTTCTTTAAAAATGTTGTATGGGACGCCTTCTTCGTCGATTGCCACGTTGTAGCGTTCCTGTGGCATGAAAAATTGTGTGATAATGTGATTCTTTCCGCCCTTTTCGATAACCAGTGAAACGGCCGTCAGGTCGGTTGTTCGTGAAAGGTCTATACCGGCCACGCAATAGCAACCCCGGAAGTCGTCCAGTGTGTGCGGTTGTCCTGCTGCCTTCGCTACCGTCTCATAGTCAAGCCATGCAATCGAAGAATTTTGCTTGATGTTGCAATACTTCGTCATGAATTCCGCTTTTTTTGATAACGACTGTAGCGCGATCGCGATCTGTTCTTCGAAGAATTCCCACTGAACCGATACGCCTAAATTCGGGTTAGCTTTTGCCAGTTCTTCTTTTGTGTTCCACTTTTCCAGATCGTCGATCATGTACAGGAACGGAAGCAATCGTCTTTCTTTGCTCGATCCTTTCAAGAAAGCTGTTGATCGTTTCATCAGTTCGTCAAAGATTCCGTCGTTGACATATCCGGCGGTCGATGTAGAAAGCGTGATCGGCTCCGTTCGCGCTCCTGTACCCGATACCATAACTTCGTACTGCTTCAAGCCCTGATCGCCCGGCCATGCTTCCATTTCGTCGTTGGTCGTCATGGTCGGGTTGAAGCCGTCCGCCTTCTTTGCGTTGAACGCGATCTTTTTGATTGTGGTGTTTAATTCCGCTATGTAGATATCGGATCGCCGCTTCTTTGTCACTTCTGCCAGTTCTTCTTCCGCTTGTGTGATTTTGTAAAAACTGTCATACACGATATCAGCCTGATCCAGTTTCGGCGCAAGACAATATAATTCGCTGCCGTATTCTCCGTCGATATACGCCACATATGCCATAATTGCCGCCGCGAAAAGGCTTTTTCCGTTCTTACGTCCGACTAAAAGAAAGATTTCCCGAAACTGCCGTCTATGTGTCTTTTTATCCAGTATTCCGAAAATTGCCGAAACAATAGCTTTCTGCCATAGTTCCAACTTGAAAAGGTCGTTCCGTCCCTTTGAGTGGTGGCAGAAATTTTCGATAAACTGGATTGCCTTATTTGCTTTTTTTGCGTCAAAATCCCAGTCGCCGGATTTTATGCCGTCAACTAGGATTTTATAAATTTTCTTTATCCATTTTCCCGCTATGATCTGCCCGCGTTCGATCTTGTCGTGATATTCGACAATGTAATTCACATATACGTTATGCATTTCTGAACGCTGCCAACTTGCTTATTTTCTCCGTCTGCTGTTGTGGTAAATACTCTATCAATTTGTCGATATTTGAGTTATACGCCCGCGAATATTTGTCAAAGGTTGCAACTGCCGGATTCTCTTTCATGTATCTTTGTGAGCCGTTGACAACTTCGGTTTTTAGCCCTTCTGTCATGATTGAGTATTTCGCTTCCCGGATCGCCACGGCCTGAAAAGCCATTTCTTTTACCTTGCGTTCGATCATTTTCTTTTTCCGGTCGTCCTCAACGTCCTTGAACAATTCCATGATCTTTTTTCGTTCCTTTTCGACCTCTGCTTCGGTTAAAATCTCGCCCGCTGCTTCTTTTTTCAGTCTCGTTTTCAGGTTCTTTTTTCGTGCGTCCGGTAAATCTCTGAATATTTCCAGAAGTTCCAATAACTCCGGTAAAACCTGATCTTCTTCGGGTTTTATCTCTCTATCTTTTTCTAAATCCATGCATTTACACCCCCTCTCACGTGCGCGCGCCTGCGGAGAGTTTTTTTTACCTAGCTCCCTCGGTTCTTTCTGGTAAAAAATTTTTGTACCACCGGGGGGGAGTGGTTGGCGCGCTTTTCGCGATTTCGTTTTTGTTTTTGGCTGATCTGTTTTTGATTTTCAGGAAAATGATTTTGTCGGAATGATATTGCCGTCCTTGTCGAACCTGTATCGCTTCGGCTTGCCGTGATGCTCTGTGTTGTGGTGTTCGTCGCATACGACTTCCAGATTATCCCACGACAACGTGACGTTCGGATCGTTGATATTCTTCGGCGTGATCCATATCTTGTGATGCACTATCGTTCCGATGTTGACTTCTTTCAAGCTGCGTTTGCCTTCTTCGAATTCTTTCTGACAACGCTCGCACATTCCGCCCTTGCTGTCATAGTATGCTTTCCGTGTCTTCTTCCATGCTTCGGAATTATAAAAGGCTTTTGCATATTCTTTCGCCACTTGTCACTCTCCATTCTATCTTCTGTGTCCGGTCATTTCTGACCTGTCTTCCTGCTGCTACCGATCATATCCATTGACGCTGCCACGTGATAACAGAATTCTTTCCGGTATTCGTAGAATAGACGTCTGCAGCAATATGTTTCCCCTAACAATTCCCACGGCGTATTATCCTTCAAACTCTGACAGATCTTCCCGATAACCTGATCGCGTGTGCTTCCTGTGAATCCTTGCAGTTCGATATTCTCTTTTGCTTCTTCGATTGCCTTATCCGCCCGTCGGTCGAACGCCGTATACTGCCCGGTGTGTTTTCTCCTGTCTCGCTTCTCCTGATCCTTCATGATTGCCCGGACGATCGTTTTTGTGTTTTTATCCAGTTTATACGCCATGGCCGTTTCTCCTTATCCTTCGATCTTTGTGTTCTGCAAATAGTCCAGAAGATCTTTTTCTTTCATATCGTCGCGGTCGAAAAGAAATGCGGTCAGGGTTGTTGCTTCGCTTCTCCAGTATACCTGTTTCGGAAAATGCCGATTGATAAACGGTCCCTCGATCTCGTATTCGTAATCGGTGTTCATCGACGACGGATCGATTGCCTGAATGAATCCTTCGCCCAGTACGTCCACCCGTCCGTCTTCTGCCTGCAGAATTCGCATGGTCTGACCGTATGGGTGTTTGTTTAATACAAGGCGCGTCACTGTTAGTTTTTCTTCCTCGTCTTCGTACCGGTATGTCGTATCTATCAAATTCCAGTGTACTTCGTTGATCTCGTATTGGTTGGCTTCCTTCGTTGCCTTGAAAGCCCCCCCATCTTCCGGCATTTCTCCCGTTAATTCGATCACTGCTGCCAGTGCCTTTTTATCCAGCGATTCTTTTGTCGTTGCAATCGCCCAGTATGAGCCGCCGAAAAGCAACTGATTTCCCCGGCGCGCAACGTATAAGCCCGCTCCCGTGTAGGCTTCTTTTATCAGTCTTTTGAAATCTCTTAATCTTACAAACATTGTTCTTTCTCCTTCCTACCATTCCGGCTGTTTATTTTTCTTGTACAGTTCACAGTTCGCGCACGGCGTCCAGTCTGCTTCGATGCCTTCACAACACCCGAATATTTTCGGGGCTTCCTCGCAATTAACCAGATCGAAGTTGTCTGCCCGTGCCAGATAATGCCGGATCAGGCTTTGCGCTTCTTCTGCCGAATATACAACCGCCGTTTTATATCCCTGATCTTTCAGCATTGTCATAAATTCGACCTGATCTTTTGTTGGCTTGTTGCTCCCGAATTTCATTTCGATGTACAGGCCGTTGAATCCCCGGCGCGCTACCGGAAGCGACAGGTCAGGAACGCCCGACACCATTCCTGCAGCTTTCAGCAATGCGCCGTTCGTCCGCTTCCCTTCGTTCGGGATATGGTGCAATAATTTTAATTCCGGTATGAATTCCCGGACCGACCGCGCCCAGTTAAAAAGTTTTATCTGCTCCGTGATCTCTGAATTTTTCATGTTTTGTAATTTGACCGCCATGTGATCTCCCCTTTCAGTCTCTTGTCATTCTTGCGTATATGTAAAACGCGGCTGTCACTGTGTTGAACTTCACTTCGGCGTCTAAAAAGCGATAGCCCACGTATTCTTTTTCAAGGCTCTGTTTCAGTGTTTCGTGATCCTTTGCCATTTTCTCAACACGGCGTTTCTTGAATTTCCGGTATGATCTTGTCGGCTCTGGTGGCTTTTTCAGGTTCTTTGAACTGCACCACCGTTTTGTCCCGTGCGGATTTTGGGAAATGTAGGTCGCAAGGCCTGTTATTCCGAAATCTTCGTCCGGTTTTACCCGGCGCGTGTTCGGTCGCTTGCATTTTCCCCACATTGCTTCTAATTCGTCGCGATCCACGCCGTCGCCGCTCATGAGTATGTGAAAGTGTGGGCGCGTGTAATCGTCCACGGCCAGAACGTAGATATATTTCATGTTATCGAACCCGCGTTTCTTTCTCTTGCGGTTCACTCGCTTGATAAAATTCGTCACGTCCTTTTTTGCTCTCTCTATGTCTTCCGGTATGTAGCGATCGTCCCACCCGAACGTCGCCCAGATATCCCCTGAACCGAAATTGATATTCGCCAGTCGGATCACATATCGGCGTGCGTTCTTGTCGTTCAGATTCTTTTGTGACGGCTTCGTTTCTCTCTTTTTCTTCGTGTGTGGCATATCTGCCCGGTTATAGAAAGACGGATAGATCATCACTTCCGCAATCTCTTTCCCGGATTTTATGTTTTTGCACTTGATCGTTGATGTTCTGTAAAGGCTTTCCACCTTCCCTTCTTTCAACAGTCGTTCGTATTCCCATTCTTCAAGTTTTGCCTGCTGCTCTTTCCACTGTTCTTCGAAATCTATCAACAGGGGGTTCTCTTGTCTGAACTTCTCTTTTGCTGCCTTCTCTATCTCTTTGTCAAGATCATACTGATACGCTTCGTTGTAGTCGTAGTTATCATAGCTTCGTTTCTGCTTCATAGAATCCCCCTTCCCGTCCATGTATGTATTTATTTATTTTATATATAAAAACAATAGTGTCTGATTTGTTAATACCCATTACAAGGACGGTTAAGATTTCTTCCTTATATATAGAAGAAACACGCGTTCGTGTTTTTACCCTTTCCGATCTGGTATTCTGTATAACGAAACGATCTCCGGCGGCAAATCTCCGAACACGCGTTCTAGTTCCCTGAACCCGGCTTTCATTTCTTCGATCGTTTCTTCCACTTTCTGACGTTTGCGTACCTCTGCGCTTGCGATTTCCGCGGCCGCGTCTAACCTTCCCGAAAGATCGTCTTTCTCTTCCTTTAATTTATGGATCTTCTTTTTCAGCTTCCTTAATTGTCCCGTTTTGGTTCTTCTTTCGTATTTGTCGCGGTCCATCACTTCGCATAAATAGGCGTCGTAATAACGATCGTATTCAGGATCTTTTTTCTTTCAAATTTCGTTTCGCTGATCTGTATAAAAACCGTGTCGTCTTTCATTCTGTCAATTTCCGATGTTGTCAGTCTTTTCAGTTCGCTTTCTTCATATAGTTTTATCATTGACTTTTCACTCCTTCCGGGTGTATTATGATTTTGGTTAGATTTCGATATCGTTCGAAAAAGCGGATCGCGGAAGTTTTTTATCTTCTGTAATCCGCTTTTTCTTTTATTCATTTTCCTTTTTTTCTCTCTGCCCTTCGTGAATATAGTTGACGATCTGTGTTAATTCGTCGTGTTGCTTCTCTGACAGTTCCCCGTATTCGTAGGCCGCTTCAAACTGTCCGATCAGATATCCGGCCGCGAAATCAAGCTCCATGATCGTTTCTGATTTCATCAGGCGTGGGATCTGTAAGGAATACTTTTTATAGTTACGTTTCAGTCTCTCTTGCCTTTTCCGTCTGGATATCGCTTTCAGAATTCTTTTCAGTTTCTTCATTTTGGTTAGATTCCTTTCTTTCTGTTTCTTTCTGCTTCTGGACTTCTGCGAACGCTTCCCGATCTGTTGGGTTGTCATACGGGTTTAATGATGTAAGTCCGGCAATCTGCCGTCTTCTTATTGGATTTACTGCCTTGTCGTCTATGTAGATATCTGCATTGATCTTCCGGCAGTCGTTTCCGTATAGTTCGATCAGTTCCGGCAGATTTTCGTTTACCGCGTCAAATTCAAGCCCGCGTTCTTTACACCACGCCACCGCGTCTTCCAACTGTTCCCCGTCTCTGTTCGTCCAGAGTATCAGGCGCGATCCGTTCAACTGTTCATTCCGGCAGAAGTTGAAAACGGTCATGTTTACGTCGCCTATTTCCGGCCATGTTCCCATATGTAGTGTTCCGTCAAAATCAACGGCTATGATTCGATTTCCCTTTGTATCCATTTAGCCCGCCTTTCTCATTGCTGCCGCCTGTCCGGTCATAATTCCCAAGTCAAGCGGTTTTTCTTCTTTGATTGCTCTGTTTAAGTCTTCCACGGTATAGATCCCGATTTCTTTCAATGCTTCTTCAATTCTCTGTCGTTTCTCCATGCGCCGGATCTCCTTTCTGGTAGCTGCTTAAAATTCCTTTTCGCGCCATTGCTGCAGTCTGGATCGCTTCGACTGCAAGATCGATTGATTTTTCATAAATCCGCGTCAGTCTGTCGTTTTTTACATCTTCCGAAGAATTTTCTTTTACGTCCGACCAAAATTGATCGATGCTATATTCTAATGATTCCAGTTCGTCGCGTGTCTCGTCGAATTCTTCAAAAATTACGCCGTAGGCTTCGTGAGAACTTGCGAAAAGTGGGAACTTTTCGTTTGCTGCTTTCAACTCCGTTTCTGTCAGTTCATAGATTTTCTGTTTTATCGCGTCCATGCTTTCTTCCTTTCTAAAAATAATTACCATTGACGGGAACGGTGCGGCGTCTTTGCTGTTGCCGAATTTTAACCGGCCCTTTATGAATCGGATTTCCGCTTTCCCGTATATGTAATCGTGAAAAAACTTTGTATCAGTACGTGCCGGTATAAGCGCAACAACGGTCGTATTCTCTTTTTGTGCTTCTTTGTAGCACTTTTCGATCCATTCTCCCGTTGTCTTCCTGCTGTATGGCGGATTGCAAAAAACGCAACTCCCCCCCCAATCCTTCAAAAGTCCGTTTTCTTCTTTCGTGAAGAATCGGTCGCATTTTGCATTTTCAGGATCTGCACACGGATCTAAATTGAAGTGAAATTCTTCGTTTAAGCTGTCGAAAAAATCCTGTGGCGTCGCCCAGTCCTCTTTGTCGCTGCTGAATAATGCTTTGTTTAGTGCCATTGGTTAGATCTCCTTTATATTTTCATTCTGTAGTAAAGTTTCATCATTAAATCAGAAAAACTATAGTCCGGCATTTCTTCCGGTTGCATCGGGCTTGTAAGTCCTAATTTTTCCCAGTTCTTGTGACAGATTTCCGGCGCAAATGCAAATTCTTTGACCTTTGCTTTCAGTAGGTCTTCCGGGACCTTATAAAACCAGTCTGCGAATAATACGTTCCCGTCTTTTTCGATCCATGCCCGCGCCGACGGCTGCGATACTTCCCTGATCTCTCCGACTGTCATTATTTATATAACCAGATCTTGAAAACATAAGTTCCCGGAAGATCTGGATCTCCTGTCGGTGCTATCATTTTTACTTCACGGTCTGCCAGTTCTTCTTCCCGACGGGCTTTCGCGACTTTTCCTTTGAAGATCGCGTCAGATTCTCCCTGTTTTAATGGGTTGTCTTCGTCCTGTACCGTGATATACTGCGCCGGACTTAATAAGGTTAAGAAATCTCTAAATTTCAGGTTCATTTTCGCCATGGTTCTTCGTTCCTTTCTTCTTTGCTTTCTCGATCGTGCGCTTTCTTGTTCCGTGGACCGGTTTTGCGCCTGCCTGTATATGATCCGCCGGTATTTCTTCCAGTGCGTTCGGTCCGAAGTTCTCTTTGATCGTTTCGTCCATGATTCTTTTGAACTCTTCGCTGTCAAAGTTTACGTTTACCGCTCCCATGACCGGCTTTTCTTCTTTGTGTTCCTCTTTCTTCCCTGTCATTGTCTCCCGGATGTAGTCGTGTGGTACGTCGCAATTTACGGCATTCATTACAATTTCGTACTGTGCCGCCTGTTTAATTAGATTGTAAAAATTAGAATATGTAATCTCTGTCCGGTCTTCCGGTTTAAATGCGTCCATAATTCCCATTATTGTTTCTCTCCTTCCTGAATGGCTTTTCTGTATGCTTCCGCTCTTGATGTCGCGATCGCCTTCTGTGTTATGCCGACCATGAATCTTTCGACGTGTGCGCGTTGCGTTCCCTGCGCTACTGCTCCGTCTATGAATTCGCTGATTGCATATCCAAGAAGTGTCGCCACGTCCACAAATTCGCCGTCAATTAACACGATCGGCGGTTTCTCCATGTCCGAACTAAAAACATGAATCCCGGCGACCTGTTCGACCGCAACGGTTTTCATTTCTTCTGGTTTTGCTCCTGCCTGTTCTGTCGCGTCCTTCAACGCCTGTTCGATTGTCTTTTCTTCCTTCATTGGTTAGATCTCCTTTCAGTGAATAGTTGAACCGAATTTCGGTATCTTTATTTTTCCGGCGTGTGTAGTTGATCTGTCTGATCGTCCTTTTCAGTCGCCCCAGTTCGTCCGCCGTCAGGCCGTCGCCGGATAATATCATGATGATTTTTCTTTCTTTTTTCATACATCGCCCCGCGTTCCGGTTATTTGCCACGAACGATCTTCTTTCTTTTCTTTCTGCTTCCGATATATTGCGCCGGATTCTTGAAATGTCGTTTCTTTGGCTGTGTCTGCGCCCGTGTGTCTGTGATCCGTCGTTTGACCTGATATCTGACCGTTTCGGCGAAATGTTCCGCTTCTTCTTCCGAATACGGCTTTCCTTTAATCTTCTGGATATAATGCATAAATTCATGCGCCGTCGTTTCGATCAGCGTTTCTTCTGGTTCTGGAATGTCTGCCGCTATGTAAATGCGATCCGTGTCTGTGTCGAATACTCCGAAACCCTTCTGCCCGTCCGGTGTTTCGATGTGATCCGCGTCAAATGCGATTATCACGTCCACGCCGTAACGGTCTTCTGGATCTTCCAGATCTTCGATAATCTTCGGAAAAGCGTTTTGCAAATATAACAGCGTTTCCATGATCGTTTCGAAGTTCTCTTGAAAGTCCTTGAATTTCTTTTCGCCCGGTATCACTTGCACTTGAAAACTAATTCTTGCCATTTACTCTCCTTCCGGGACTTGTCCGATCAGGCGCGTGCCCGTTAATACCAGTTCTTTTCCCATGATCTCGTATTTCCAGTCGCCGTGAAGTCCGCATTCGCTATCAAGTGTTCCCTGATAGGTGTCCCATGTTTTCTGTGTTTCGTTGTAAATCTGTAAAGTTACCATTTCCGTTGACTGCTGCCGGGCGGCTTCTTCCTGCGTGTGCTGTTCTGCTGCCGTTCCCGCCATGAATCCAGAAATAAATGCCGGAACCGTTATAACTGCCGCGACTGCTGCTGCCAGAAGGCAAGATTCAATTTTTCTTTTGCTCATTCGCTGCCGCTTCTCCTTTCCAGTGGTATCGGGTAGCCGTCAGGAAGTGCGTTTATTAACTTCTGTAACTGATTTAACCCGATCTTCTGTATATTGACTAAGGCGTTCGGCTGACAGGCGTTTAACTCTGTCATGTTTTTATGTATGCCAGCCGTGATATCGGATCGGAAGGCTGGCGTTAATGGTTTGTAGAATGTCATTTACGCCACCTTCTCTTCCATTGCGAAAACATAGTCCATTTTATACTCCGGCATTAACGCGCACGTTTTCAGTGCTTCGCCCAGTGTGAACTCTGTTCTTGCGTAGATTTTGTTCTGTGCGGACTTTTCAGAGATTCCCAACAGTTCCGCATACGCTTTGATCGTGATTCCTTTTCTTTTCAGGATCTCAACTAAATTCTTATACATGGTTCATTCTCCTTTCTGTGGTGCTTTCCCTGTTTCCGTGATATAATCGCAATAGAAAGGGGGTGCGCCTGTGTTTGTTTATAATATTTCAGAACTTCTTGAGAGTTTAAAGTCTGCTCAAGACGAAGGTTTTGAATATGTTTCACTTTCCATTCTTGATCCTGATGAAGAAGACGACGAACTGGATTGTGAAACCGTTGTTCTTGACTATGTTCATGATTCTTCCAGTAGTGAAGAAGATATGATTGATTCTGTTACTCTTCCAGATGGCTATTCTCACTACTAATCGTTAAGTCAATTTCATATCCGTTTTTAAGAAGATGTCTCAATTTTCGGGACATCTTTCTTATTACTTGAAGAATCGGTTCGACGTCTTCCCGTCTTTCGTCTGATGTGACTTTCAGTCTTTCGTTGCTGTTTCCTTTGACCGTGATTTTCATTGTCGTTCGCTCCTTTCTGTTGATGGATTTACATTGCATTGTGAATCTATCTCAAATATAAACAATGCACTGTTAATTGTCAAGTAGTTTTTTTCGTTGTATTGTAAAATATTTCTTTTCTGTTTTATGTTGTGCGGTAATATTTTTCTTGACACGGTAATATTTTTACATTACAATGTAAATTGAAAGGAGGTGTTAGAATTGACATTCCTTGAAAAGTTGGACTATTTAATGGCGAAGAATCATTTGAACAAAAGAAATGTTTCACAGGGTTCTGGAATCCCTTATAGTACAATAGACGCTTTTTACAAGCAAGGTTATAACAATATTAAATTGTCGACCTTCCGTAAATTATGCGACTTCTTCGGTGTTACTATGGATTCTATGGCACGTGACGAAATAGAACTTCCCGAAAAGTACGTTCCCAACTCAAAAGGTATACATATGACAAGCGAAGAACAGTTCCTTGTTACTTGTTATCGCGAAGCGGATAGCCTAGATAAAGAACTTGCTTTACGGGCTTTACACGTTCGCGAAAAAGGGGACGCCGAAAAAATGGCATAAAATCCCATTCTAGGAAAGTTCAGGGAAATGTGATATCGCCTGACTTCTGGGATTAGCGTTCCCGTCTGCGGCGGATCTTCTTTCGCCGCAGCTTTAAAAACAATAGACAATTATTTAGTAAAGAAGGTGTCTAAAATAGGACTATTCGGAAAGTTATTTAAAAAGAAGGATAATCCGGTTTCGCCTGATCCGGTCGTTTCCGCTCCGTCGAAGCCTGTTATCCCGACGAAAACTGATAATTTCAAGGTTGCCGGAATTTCTTCGTATATGGATAATCTAATGGGATTAGCGTATGAAAATGATGATTACGAAAAGACGAAGAAGCAGATCGTTGACGATTTCATGTATGACGAAAAGATTTTTCAATATGATTTTCCAGTTTCAAAAGTTGAATTGATTCCCGAACCTGAAAATGAATACGATTCAAACGCCGTAAAGGTTGTTGTTGATGATGTTCATATCGGTTATATCAAGAAAGGCAGTTGCTCCCGCGTGAAGAATCTTCTTTCTTCTGGTCGCGTTACTGATATTGATTGTTCAATTTTCGGCGGAAAATATAAAGTTGTTTGGGATCGTGACGAAGGTTACGTTCTGGAAAAAGACGAATATCGTTTCGGTGCTACTGTAGAAATAACTTACAAATTAGAAACTGAATAAAGAAAATAAAACCGCTCCCGGCGGCAACCGGAAACGGCTTTATATAGATTGTTACCCGTCAACCGTGGGCTGACTATGATAACTCCCTAGCAAGTGTTATTATAGCATAGGCCCACAATCTTTGAAAGGGCTTATTTTTATACCCTTTTTTAGAAAAAATAGAAAGGTTGTGTATATTATGGCTTATGCTATGAAAGTACCTGCTGCCAGTGCCGACGATCGGATCGTTGCGATCTATGTTCGTGTATCGACTGGGTATCAGGTAGATAAAGATTCGCTTCCGTTCCAGAAAAAGGAACTGAAAGCATATTGTAAGCATATCTTACACGTTGATATGTCGCGTGTAGAGATCTTCGAAGATGCCGGGCGATCCGGTAAGAATACGAAACGGCCGGCGTATGAAAGAATGATGCAGAAAGTCCGCGCTGGGCTTGTGTCTCACGTTCTGGTGTATAAAATCGACCGTATTTCCCGAAATCTGGTTGACTTCTCTTTGATGTATGACGATTTCAAATACAACCGCGTGACGTTTGTTTCACTGAATGAACAATTTGACACGTCTTCCGCGATCGGCGAAGCTGTCCTGAAGATTATTCTTGTATTTGCGGAACTGGAAAGAAAACTGACAAGTGAACGTGTGAAAGATATTATGATCGGACGCGCCAACGAAGGGAAATGGAACGGCGCGCGTGTACCTTATGGGTGGGACTGGGATTCGTCCGCCGGGTGGCCGGTGCATTCCAAAAAGGAAGCTCCGTTCGGTCGGGCAATGTATGAAATGTATCTGGAAGTTAAATCGACCGGAAAGATCCGCGATTATAACAATGCTCACAAGATTCCGACCAAGCGCGGCGGCGAATGGACTTCTAAAACTGTCGGCGATTTTCTGCGAAATCCGATGAACAAAGGCGACTATCGTTATAATTACCGGGAAAGTGCGCACGGTCGAAAAAAGCCGATTAACGAAGTTGTGTACCTTGAAGGTGTCTTTGATCCGCTCATTGATCCTGAAATATGGGAAAAAGTCAATAAAATTATGGATAGCAACCGCGATAAAAGAAATATGGGTGGATTGCACCCGGTAGAAAAGAATTGTAATGTCTTCGCCGGTCTGATCCAGTGCGGTTCGTGTGGTTCTGGTTATCTAGTGGGCAAAAAGGATAAACGTCGAAAGAATGGCTTTACCCCGTCTATGTATTATTGCGGCGCAAAAACGCGGGCGATTCACTGTCAGAACCTAAACGTCAGCGACGTGAAGATTGGTCCGTTTGTAATTAACTATATATCAGCTATGGTCCGCGTATCAAACGAACGACGGAAGATCAAAGCCCCGGAAGATCTGGAAGAAATGCTTCTGTCTGACAAGGCCGTATTTGCCGATATTATGGGTTTATCGTCTGATAGCTTAAATAATACCTTTGAACTATTAACGGGCAAATCTGCCACGGGTGGCGCATTGTGGCGCGCTGATCTGGTGGATCAGGAAGGCGCGGCCGCTGATCCGGCAGAAATTGAAAGTCTGAAAGATCAGATCCGAAAATATGAACGCGCGAAAGAACGTCTGGAAGATGCGTATTATTTCAGTGACGACGGAATGAGCGAAAAAGAATATCTGGAAAAGAAAAATCGGTTTGATTCCGGGCGCGTGGCTGCCGAAAACAAATTGAAAGAACTGACCGAAACGCATATCGCTTCCGGTGTTGATGAATCTGCCTTCATGAAATCCGCTTCCGCTTTTCTCCTGACGCATAAGATCCGCGCCGGATCTCATATCGTATATAGCGATCTGGCCGGAATGGTCGAAGAAGAATCGATCAAAGAGTTTTTCAATCTGGTTTTGGATCATATCACGGTAAAAGATCGCTGCGTGACGGAAATCGTGTTCGCGAATGGTCTTTCCCATAAATTTATATACCGCGATTAAAAATGCAACGGAACGGGCGTTATAAGGTCCCGCGCTTTCAGTGTGGATTTTGTGAAGTGGTACAGAAACAAGCGGTTTAATTCTCCCACGACGCCCGGTTCACATTAAACCCGGCCGGAACTTGTCAAACAACATTACAACGCCCCGTTGCAACCCGTCAGCATTTACAAGGGCTTCGGACCTTCACAATCTCCCGCGGGCGGATCGTGGCTGCTTTAATTGCCGGGCGGCTACTGCTGCCGCCCTGATCTTTATTTGATGATCTTTTCAAGTGCTGTTGTTAAATATCCGCCGTCGATCCCCGCCATGGTCCCCAGTTCCTTGTCAAGTTCTTCGTCGAAGCTGCACAGGTCATATAATTTTTTCAATTCCTCTTTTCTCTCTTTCTCTTTACTTATTTCCAGTGTATGAAGCGGGCTTAAACTCTCTAAGATAATCAGAAAGTATTCTTCTGATCCGGTTGTTTCTTTCAGTTGTTTATCCAGTGTTTCGTCGCGCTCCAGAAGTTTAAAGAATTTTTCTATTTCTTCCCAGTCTTTTTTCATTTTGTTCCTTTCTGCCGGGACCGCTGCCCCGGCTCTGTTTTGCTATAAGTATATCTGATTTATCAGACTTTTTACAGTTGTTTTTTATAATGCTGTTTCGATGAATTCTGTTGCCGCTTTGATTGTTCTGAAAGTATGAAACTCTCTAAATCCGATCTGGTCGTCTTCTCTTACATTTACGTGATATGCTCCGTGCGTTCCTTTCATTCTTGTGATTTTATATCCCTTAACAACTTTTACTGTTTCGTACATATTCGTTACCGCCTTTCTAAGTGTTTGTTTATTTTTTATTTCCTTTCGTTGATATTATATTAGCATACGTTTATATTAAAGTCAATACTTTTATTAGCTTTTATTTATATTTTTTTCGTTGACTTTAATATTATATTAGTGTATGCTTATATTATAAAAATTGAATAGGTGGTGTTTATTATGATGAAATATTATCGACTGTTTGACCTTCTGGCGCGCCGGGATATGAAAAAGACGGATCTTCTTTCTGTGATCTCCGCGCCGACGCTTGCGAAGCTGTCGAAAGGGGAAACAGTAAAAACTGACGTGCTTTGTAAGATTTGCGATTTTCTGGACTGTCAACCGGGCGACATTATGGAATATGAAAAATAAAAAATATCCCAACTTTAGGATTTCTCCTATTGTTGGGATATTTTAAAATGCTTTATTTATGGGCTTTTTTACATCACGGAAACCGCGTTCATCTGACA